TTAGAATTTACCCCAGGAGGAAGAAGATAATGGCAGGCTATTCAGCACGACAATCCAGCTTTACAACAGGTGATACTATCACTGCTGCTCACAGCAATGATGAGTTTAACCAGGTATTAGCTGCATTTCACGCAACTACAGGACACTCGCATGATGGTACTGCGGGTGAAGGTGGACCTATTAGCACTCTTAGAGATGCTGATAGTAATAATAAAATATTAGTTGATACAACTAATAATCATTTAGAATTTTATGTAGAAGTATCATCTTCTGCTACACAACAATTAAGAATACAAGATGGTGCAATTGTACCTATTACAGATAATGATGTAGACTTAGGAACTTCTTCTCTTGAGTTTAAAGATTTATATGTAGATGGTACAGCATATGTTGATGCTATTAATTATAATGGCACAGCTATAAGTGCTACAGCGGCAGAACTTAATATACTTGATGGTGTAACTTCTACAGCAACAGAATTAAATATAATTGACGGTGATACGACAGCTACTTCAACAACAGTTGCTGATGCTGATAGAGTTGTACTAAATGATGGTGGTACAATGAAACAAGTTGCAGTTACAGATAGCTATTGATTCAAGTGGTAATGTAACAGCATCACAAAATTTAACTGTAACTGGAGATCTTACAGTATCTGGTGATGATATTACTATGGGTACAAATACTGCAGGTAATTTATTAGTTGCAGATGGTACAAATTTTAATTCAATAGCAGCAACATCATTATCTGAAATATCTACAGTTGCAAATGATGATGTTTTTATAGCAGTTGATACTTCTGGTGGTGGACTTAAAAAAATTGCAAGATCAGCAATTGTAGCAGGATTAGCTACATCAAGTGCAATATCAAATGTAGTAGAAGATACATCACCTCAATTAGGTGGTGATCTTGATATGAATGGTCAAGATATTGTTACTACTTCAAATGCAGATTTAGAATTAGCACCAAATGGTACAGGGCATGTAACTGTTAGAGGTAATACTAATCAAGGTACTATTCAACTTAATTGTGAAAATAATTCACATGGTCAGCAAATTAAAGCTGCAGCACACTCAGAAAGTGCTAATAATGTTTTAACTCTTCCTAGTACAGGTGGTGATTCAACTTTAGTATCAGATGCTTCTACATCTACATTAACAAATAAAACTTTAACTACACCAGTTATTACAGAAATAGATTCTGGTTCTACTATTACATTAGATGCAACTACAGATATAGTTTTAGATGCAGGTGGAGCAGATGTTACACTTAAAGATGATGGTACAACTTTTGGTAGTTTAACAAATTCTAGTGGAGAACTTGTAATTAAATCAGGATCTAC